ATTATTTTGCTGGTCTTTTTGATGGCGAAGGCTGTGTGAGCGTTCATCTTGCAAAAGCAGGCTACATAAGCGTTATTGTGCAAGTTACGATGTGTGATCGTGCGCCTGTGTACGCTCTCTTTGAAAGATTTGGCGGAAGGTTTAGTGACGGAAAAACTAAAGTAAAAAGCGGCAAAAACGTCTATGTATGGTCGGTATATAACGCAGAAGCAGTAGAAGCGTTAAGCGTTTTTGCTTCAATTTGCCTAGTAAAGAGTAAAGTAGCAGTAGCCGCCTTGCCTATAGCTAAAAATATGGCGGATAATGGCGCACGCGGCGTTCTGTCACAAGAAGAAAAACAAGCGCGGGTTGAAGCAGCAAAAATTATTGCCCGTGTAAATAAACGTGTAGGCGCGCAACGTATTTTTGACGAAGAGCGCGTGCAGGCTTACATGGAACCAAAACGTATGGGGGGTGGGAAAAAGGTTAGACTTTCAGACGGCAGGGTATTTGAAACAGTCTCTGACGCCGCAAAAGCACTAGGTGTGTCTGTTTCCGCAGTGTCTATAGCTAAACGCCAAGGCACTAAAACCGCTGGCTTTTTAGTGGAGGCAGTATGACCACTTCTGGTGTTGCAACATTTAATTTAGACTTAGCAGAGGCGGTTGAGGAAGCCTTCGAGCGCTGTGGTGCTGAGCTACGCACGGGCTACGACCTGCGCACGGCGCGGCGGTCTCTGAACCTGCTGTTCGCAGACTGGGCCAACCGGGGAGTGAACCTCTGGACGGTGAACCAAGACACGATCAACCTGACGCAGGGCACCAACACCTACAACCTCCCGCAGGACACCGTCGACCTCTTGGAGCATGTCATCCGCACGGGGGCAGGCAACGTCTCGACTCAGGTCGATCTGACCATCACGCGCATCAGCGTCAGCACCTACTCGTCCATCCCCAACAAGCTCCAGCAGGCGCGGCCCATTCAGGTGTGGATCAACCGCCAAGCCCCGACGCCCCAGATCGTCGTGTGGCCTACGCCCGACCAGACCGGCGTCTACCAGTTCGTCTACTGGTACCTCCGAAGGATTCAGGACGCCGGTGCAGGCGGCACCTACACCCAGGACATCCCCTTCCGCTTCCTCCCGTGCCTCGTCAGCGGGCTCGCGTACTATCTGGCGTTGAAGATCCCCGGTGCGATGGACAGGCTTCAGGTGCTGAAGGAGCAGTACGACGCTGACTGGGATCGCGCATCGAGCGAAGACCGTGAGAAGGCTGCGGTACGGTTCGTGCCCCGGCAGATGTTCATTAGCTGATCATGGACTACTACCAAGAACTTCTTAAAGCCCTCGGTAACGTCGATGACGTCGAGTATTTGTTTCGCACGCAACGACCAAAAGACCCAAAGTATGCCGGTTCGTTTTACGCGCAACATACTGGCAACACAACTACTGGACTTCGAGAGCCATCAGACAGACCAAACACAGGGCATGAAAAACAACCAAAGTCTTATCGTACACTTTTCTTAGACCAAAAAGCTACAGACAGAGTTGCGAGTTGGTTTCAAGACAAAAATCTGGCTGTATATGCAATGCCAGAGGTAGATAAGGATGGCAACCCCACTGGCCACCTATTGATTAAATCTTCAGAAAAACAACCTTATGGACCGCGTGCAGTTTTAGAAAAAGATCAAATTTTATCAAGAGTTCCGTATTCAAAAAAACCAATAGTTGGTTATTCTCCTGTTGAATTTGGACCTTCAGCTTCAAGTCCACGAGGGAGTAAAGGTGATGCTCATTTTGGCAATCAAATTACCGAAGTACATCCAAAACCGGCTTTTAAAAACATCGCGGGGAAAGCGGGCTTAGCCGCTGCGCTTCTTGGCGGTGCTGGTGCAGCAAACGCTGGTGAGTACAGGAGAGCAGCCGCTGACATAGCAGAGTCTCTTTTGCCGCTTGGCATGACTCCATCGACATTGGCCCCAGGCACTTTGCCACCGGAGGTGCGTGCCGCACAGGATGCAGAATACAGGGCAAGACAACAGCAGCAACAGCAGGTAAGAATGAAAGCGCAAGCGCTGCTTCGCAGCGGTGTACCCATGCCAGAAGAATACCGCCAAGGTGGGCGGGTCAGGATGATCTGACATGGCCAACAGGTTTGCAAACGGCGCAAAGGCGTTCGGGTTCTGCGACGTCTGCGGGTTCCGTTTCGACCTGAAGAAACTCAAGAACCTCGTCGTCAAGACCAAACAGACACAGATCAAGGCTTGTCAGCAGTGTTGGACGCCGGATCAGCCGCAACTGCAGCTCGGGATGTACCCAATCGCAGACCCCCAGGCCATCCGTGACCCACGCCCAGACACAAATACGTGGTATCAATCAGGCACCAACGGACTGCAGACTGAAAACACCTCGGGCACTGGACCGAACCAAGACGGCTTCCCCGGCGAGGGCATGCTGGTTACGCAGTGGGGCTGGAACCCGATTGGCGGTGCAAGAGATTTCACGGACCCGCTCACGCCGAACCTCTTGGTCGGGCGGGGAGAAGTTGGGCAAGTCACTGTTTCCTAACGCGCCTGTTGGCGCTATCATTCACGTGGGCGTAGCCCAAAGGAGTTGAAGATGAAAGACGCCATCAAAGCCCTCCGGGCCCACGCCAAGAAGCCTGCGGGCGTTGCCCACGGCCCCGGTGCCAAGCTCGCCAAGGGCGGTGTCACCACGCAGATGACGCAGAAGATGGGGCGCAACATGGCCCGCGTCGCCAACCAAGGCCCGGTGGGCCGCAAGGGGAAGTGACATGAAGGCCAAGCCTGTTCCGACTCCGTCGTTGAACGACTCCGAGCGCACGCCCGCACGCATGGTTGCGGGCACTGCAATGACTTCGCCCCCGCCTGCCGTCAAGACCTCCGGCATCAAGGTGCGCGGTGGTAAGGCGCAAACCAAGGGCTTCATGGCCCGGGGGCCGATGGCGTGAATTACACCGAGTTGAAGACCGCTGTTGAGGACAGTACGGAGAACACTTTCTCCGCGACTGATTTTGCGCTGCTGACGAAGCTGGCAGAGCAGAAAATCTACAACAGCGTTCAACTTCCCGCGCTTCGCAAGAACATGACCGGCACCATCAGTGCCGGGAATCAATACCTTGCTGCGCCCAACGACTTTTTGTCGGTCTACTCTCTTGCGGTGTTTCCCACAGGCGGCGGTGAATACACATTCCTGATCGACAAGGATGTCAACTTCATTCGGGAAAGCTACCCAAATCCAACGGTCACAGGTACGCCGAAGTACTACGCGCTGTTCGGCCCGGTCTATAACCTGCCAACGGAACTGACCTTCATCTTGGGTCCCACGCCTGCCGCAGGGTTCACTGCAGAACTACACTACTTCTACTACCCGGAGAGCATCGTCACGGCCACTACGTCATGGCTGGGTGACAACTTTGATAGCGTGTTGTTTAACGCCGTCATGGTTGAGGCGGGTCGGTTTATGAAGACTGAGCAAGATCTGATGGCGATGTACCAGAATCAGTTCAACGAATCGTTCGTACTGCTCAAGAACCTGGGTGACGGGAAGAACCGCATGGACGCTTATCGAAGCGGTCAAGTGCTCAATCCTGTGAGGTAAGCCATGCCTATCCTCCAGGGAATGTGTTCTTCGTTCAAGCAGGAGTCCTGGCTGGGCATCCATGATCTTGACACGGACACGCTGAAGATGGCCTTGTACACGGCCAACGCGAACCTGAGTCAAGCCACGACGGTTTACACGACCGCTGATGAGGTTGTCGGCGCAGGGTACACCGCTGGCGGTGAGATCATCACCGGGGCTCAAGTCCTGCTCTCTGGCACCACGGCGTATCTGACGTTTAACAACCCGGTATGGTCCGGTGCATCGTTTGTCTGCCGGGGTGCGCTGATCTACAACGCCAGCAAGGCCGACCGCGCCATAGCTGTCATCGACTTCGGTGCCGATAAGACCGCATCAGGTACGTTCACTGTTCAACTCCCGGCGGCAACCGCCTCAACTGCGCTGTTGCGCTTTGCATAAGGAAACATCATGCTGATCAAATCCAAGGCCGTCGATACGATGGCGGCGTCCGTTGTGCGCAAGGTTGAGCCGGATGCCCGCGCCAAGGCTGGCGGAGTCTTCAAACTCCAGTGTTTTGACAAGGACGGCGCGCTGAAGTGGGAGGCAGAGTCCCACAACCTCGTGGTCAACGAGGGTCTTCAGTACATGAACGCCGCAGCTTTGGGCGGTCAAGCAGCTATCACTACGTGGTACATCGGCCTGTACGGTGCGGCTTCGAGCAACAACCCCGCAGCGGGTAACACGATGGCGAGCCATGCGGGATGGACGGAGGAGACGGGCTATAGCAACGCTAACCGCCCCACCTGCACGTTCGGTACCGCAACGACGGCAGATCCTTCGGTGATTACTAACAGCGCTTCCCCCGCATCGTTCAACATCAACGCGTCTGCAACTATCGGCGGTGCGTTCTTGACGTCTGATAACACCAAGGGCGGGACGACCGGTACGCTGTTCTCTGCGGCAGACTTTGCTTCTCCCGGTGATCGAACGGTGGCTAACGGGGACACATTGAATGTTAGTTACACTTTTTCCCTCGATGCTGCTTGATCTTCAACAACTCTGAAAAGGCACCCGTCTAGGCGGGTGTTTTGCTTTTAAGCCATGATCAAAATTGACTTCTCCTTCGACACCCCTCACGGCAAGTTTGCCGATGCTCTTCATCTGCCTGATGACCACGGCTTCAGCGAAGCTGAAATCCAGGCCATGAAGGAGC